GATCATCACCGACCTGATCCGTATCCAGGTGCAGAACAGCATCATGAAGCCGCTGGTCGGTACGTCAAGTGATCCCGGCATTCTGTCGCAGGGTCTGTCCGCGCTGGGCAAGGGGGTCGCCGGCATGTTTGGCTTCGGTGGTGGCAAGGCCGCAGGCGGCGACGTGCTGCCCGGCCAGTATTACGTGGTCGGCGAAAACGGCCCCGAGATTCTGGTGCCCAATACCGGCGGCACGGTGATTCCTAATGGTGGTACCGCATCCTCCTCGCAACCATCCAGCCCGCCGGTCAATATTAATTTCAACGTGCAAGCCATCGATGCCGCCAGCTTTCGTTCGACGCTGGCCGCCAACAAGAACGTCATTGTCGGTGTTGTGCGCGAAGCCTTCACGCGCCGCGCTATCACGAGTCCAGTCTGATGAGCGCCTTCCCCTCACTTCCGCAACCTTCCTCGCTGAAGATCCGCAGTCTGCAGCCGACGCTAGTCTCTGTTGCCCACAGCCTGCAACGTCAGGTGCGCTCGCGCGGTGGTCATCGCTGGGCGATCTCGGCCGGATGGCCTCCGATGAAGCGCGCCGATTGGGCGATCCTGTTCGGATTCGCCCAGGCGCAGCGCGGGCAATATGGCACGTTCACCTATGTCCTGCCGGGCAATCTATCGACCGCGAATGGCGTTGCCACCGGAACGCCGCTAGTCATGGGCGCCAGCCAGACCGGGCGCAGTATTGTCACTGACGGCTGGACGATCAATATCACCGGAATTCTCAAAGCCGGCGACTTCATCAAGTTCAACGGCCATGCCAAGGTCTACATGGTTACCGCCGATGCGAACAGCAACGGCAGCGGGCAGGCCACAATCAGTATTGAGCCTGCCCTGTTTTCAAGCGTTGCCGATAACGAGCCGATTATTACCGGAGACATCCCGTTTACCGTGGCATTCGCCGGTGATACGCGCGAATCGAATGTATCACCAGGCATGGTATTCGATTTCTCCGCCGACATGGTCGAGGTGCCGTAATGGATCGCGGCGCATCCGGTGCGGTCGTCACTCAACTCGGGGCGGCAGCGAACGAAACCTGCCACCTGTTCGAGTTGTACCTGGACGATCAGACGGTGCGGATTACCGATGCCTACCGGGGTCTTTCCTGGGGCGGCAATACCTATACGGCGGCCGGGCACTGGCTTGGCTTCGATGGTGTCGAAGAGTCCGCCACCTTGCAGGTCGCAACGGCGCGGATTCAGCTTTCTGGCGTGGTGCAGGATTCGATTGCTCTGCTGCTGACGCATAACTACATCGACCGCCGCGTCGTCATTTACAAGGCCTTCATTTCCGGCACGGGTGTCGTCATCGATCCGGTGCCGATCTTCGATGGTCGCGCCGATTCGCCGATCATCGACGAAGATCCATCGAGCGGCAAGTGCACCGTTACTCTCGCCGCCGCACAACACTGGATCGACTTCGAGCGCCGCCCTGGGCGGCATACCAATGACGCCGAAGAGCAGATATGGTTTCCCGGTGACAAGGGGTTCGAGTTTGTCTCATCGCTCAACAAACAGATCAAGTGGGGTGCGGCGTGATGATCCGGCTTCCCCATTGGCAAACCGCGCTACATGCCCGCGCGCAGCAGTTGCTCGGCGTGCCGTTCGAGTATGGCCAGACCGATTGCCCGATGGTTTGCCTGATGATGGCAGATGCTATGAGCGGGCGGCATGAAGCCGAACTTCATCGCGGAAAATGGTCCGACCGCAAGACGGGATTGATCTACGTCAAGAAAACCGGAAACAGCCTGGAGGCGGTATTGCGCCGCCTCGGTGGGCAGGACGTAGAAAAGGGATTCCAGCAAGCTGGAGATTTCATCCTGACCATTACCGCCGATGGATGGGTGCGCGGCCATGTCTGCCTCGGCATGACATGTATCTCGGCAGACCGCGATAACGGAATCAGCCTGTACAGCGTGGGGGCTATTCTCACGCTGCCTGATCACAGTCATCTCGTTCTCAGGATCGCCTGATGGTTGCCGCCGCTATCGGGTTCGCCTTCAGTTCAGCAGTCGAGATGATAGCCGCTGAAGTCATTGTCGGCTCGATCCTGGAGGCCGGGATCATCGGCGGAATCGCCGAAACGGTCGGCGCTTCAGTGCTTGCCTCCGGTATCGGCACCATCGCCGGCGGCCTGGCGTCAACGGCCGTCCGTTCAGCCTTCAGTTCGTCGAGTGGCGCGACGCAATCCACTGCGCCCCAGGCCGTCGCCCAGGCTGCCGAAATCGCTCGCGGCATCCTGCTCAATACCTCGGGCACCATTGATCCGCTGAACGTGATCTATGGTTCGCGCAAGGTCGGTGGCACGCTGGTTTATGCCCAGGCTTCGGGCGCCACCAACGAATACCTGCACCTGGTACTGGCTCTGGGCGAAGGCGAGATTTCCAGCATTGCCGAAATCTATCTCGACAACGAGGCGTTGCAATACGGCACCATCACCGTACCGGCCGTCGACGCCTACTGGACGGACGGCTATGAGGACGAGAATTACAACTGGGTTGATCCGGTCTATGTCGCGGCGGTGGCCGGCTATTCCTACATCGGCTCGGCCAATGCGAAATTCGCGTCGCTGGTCACCATCGAAACCTATGTCGGCACCGATGGTCAGGCGGCCAGCGCGGCCCTGATCGCGGCCTGTTCAAACTGGACGGGTGCGCATACGCTGTCTGGCGTCGCTTATCTGTATATACGTCTGCAATACGACCAGAATGTATTTCACAACATTCCGACCATCACCTGTGATGTGCACGGCAAGCGGGTCTATGACCCGCGCGACAGCACGACCAAGTTCAGCAACAATCCGGCGCTGTGCATTCGTGATTACCTGACCAACACGCGCTACGGACGCGGCATCCCGACCGCCGCGATGGATGATTCCGCCATCATCGCTGCCGCAAATGCCTGCGATGTTTCGGTGGCGATTCCCGGCGGTAGCACGCAGGCCACTTATACCTGTGACGGCCTGGTCAATACCGACGCTGCGCCGCTGTCCAACCTCTCCGACCTGCTCACAGCCTGCCGGGGGTTCGTGGTGTTTTCCGGGGGGCTATACAAGCTCAAGATCGACGGCGCCGGCACGGCGGCCTTCGCCTTCACCGAAGACAACATCGTCGGCCAGTGGTCGATCAAGCTCCCGGAAAAGCGCAACCGCGCCAACCGCGTGCGCGCCACCTATTTCGACCCGCTGAATAGCTGGCAACCGAACATCGCGGTGCAGGAATCGATCACCTATCGCACCGAAGACAACGGTGTATTGCTGGAGTGCGAATTCTCGCTGCCCTATACCGCCGACATCTACCGCGCCCAGCAGATCGCGCAGCAAGCGCTGAAGCAAAGCCGCAAACAGACGCTGTGCCAATTCACCGCCACCATCGCCGGCCTGCGCTGTGAGGTCGGCGATCTGGTGACCATCACGCATTCGACGCCGGGCTGGTCGGCAAAGATTTTCCGGGTGATGCGCATGGCGCTGCTGTCGTCGGATGAGGTGGAAGTCACGGCGATTGAGTATGACGCCAACGTCTACAACCTCGATCCGCTGGTGCTGGTCTCGCCGCTGCCGGGCACCACGCTGCCGACCATGGAAATGGCCGCACCCGCGAGCCTGGTACTGGCCAGTGGCGCCAATCAACTGCTGAAGCAATCCGACGGCACCATCGTCAGCCGTATCCGGGCAACCTGGCCCGCTGCAACAAGCGCCTTTTGTGCGGGCGCGGAAGTACAGCAGAAATTATCCTCGCACGTCGTTTGGCAAACAGTGGCTACGCCGGGCGCGATGGATACGGTGGCTTATCTCTATCCCGTACAGGATGGCGCCGCCTACGACGTGCGTGTGCGCTATGTGAATTCACTCGGCGCGGCGGGACCCTGGACTACTGTTGCCAATCACATTGTCATCGGTAAGATAGAGCCGCCGGAGAACGTGCAGAGCTTTTTTATCGACGGTGACACGCTGACCTGGTCAGCGGCATCCGACATTGATCTGGCGGGCTACCGCGTCCGGTTCAACTACGGATCGACTAACCAGTCCTGGGGCACAGCGAATGCCCTGCACGTCGGTCTGCTGACCGATTCGCCCTACACGATGCTGACGCGTCCGGTCGGCCCGGTGGTGCTGATGGTCAAGGCGGTAGATACCTCCGGCAACGAATCGCTGGAGCCGGCTTGCATCTTCACTGACCTCGGCGATCCGCTCGTGGCGAACGTGATCGAGAGCTACAACTACCATTCACACGCCTTTCCGGGAACGCGCACGGGTGGAACCATCGAGGGTGGATCGGGCGATCTGATTGCCGGTGATGCCAGCGGACGATTCTGGAACGCGCTGGATACGGTAGATATGTGGTCAGCCTCCAGTTCTATCGGCATGTGGCCCGGCACATCCTGGACGCCGATGAGCTACGAATTTACCTTCTCGCCGAGCATTGGCGCGGTTGGATCGTCGCTCACACTGCCGGCGACGATTGCCGGCGCAAGCTGGTCGATCCTGTATCGCCAGCGCGGGATCAACCTCATGTGGAGCGGTTCGAGCCTGCCGATGTGGTCTGTCGACGACAGCATGTGGTCGAGCGA